CTCGCGCCGCGTCCGCAGAAGACGATCTCGAAGATCAATGTCGCGCTCGATGGCGGTCTCGAATCGATCAGGCAGAGCCCGCCGGCAGGACCTCTGACTGTGGCATCGATGTTGCCGGACGGTTTTGTCATCGACGTCTCGCGACTTGTCGCATACGTGCGCGACCCGGAGCCGGGCGAATGGATCGGTACCTCATTGCTGCGTCCGGCCTACAAGCATTGGATTCTCAAAGACGAATTCATGCGCATCCAAGCTGCCACAGCCAAGCGCAACGGCATGGGCGTCCCGGTCGGCACTGCATCGTCGAACGATCAGGGCGAGGTCGACAAGATGCAGGAGTTGGCGTCGAGCTTCCGCGGAAGTATGCACGCGGGTGTAGGTCTCGCAGAAGGCCAGACGATGGAGTTGCTCGGCGTGAACGGAAACCTGCCGGATATGGGGCAGGCGATCGAGTATCACGACAAGCAGATTGCGCTCGCTGCGCTGGCCCACTTCCTCAACCTCGACAAGGGTGGCAGTTTCGCTCTCGCGTCCGTCCAGGAAGACATGTTCGTCCAGTCCGTGCAGACGGTCGCAGAGTCCATCGCCAACACGGCGAATGCGCACATCATCGAAGATCTGGTCGACATCAACTTCGGTGAATCCGAAGCGGCGCCGCGAATTGTGTTCGATGAGATCGGCTCTCGTCAGGACGCAACCGCAGCATCTCTGGCGCTGCTGGTGCAGAACGGACTTCTCGAGGCTGACGAGGCGCTGAAGATCGCAGTCCGGCAGAACTTGGGCTTGCCGACGAACTTCAAGGCTGCTGAGGAGTCGACGACATGACCGATCTGGTGACGCCCGACCGCCCAATTCTCGTGACTATCCCCAACGTCGAGCTGATCAAAGCCGGATCCTGGGAAATCTCGACGGGCACATGGAATCCAACGTCGGAAGATCTCTACGCCGCAGTCGCTGCACTGAGTTCGCCGGCCATCCGACGCCCCACTCTCAAGCTCGGCCATACCGATCCGAGGTTCGACGGTGAGCCGACGATCGGCTACATCGACAATCTGCGCGTCGAGGACAACGGGACCACGCTTGTCGGGGACTACTGCGGCCTTCCTGGTTGGCTCGGCGACATCATGGCGTCCGCCTACCCGGATCGTTCGATCGAAGGCCGGTACAACGTCACCGACCAAACCGGAAGAACTCATCCATTCGTTCTCGAAGCGGTTGCGCTACTGGGTGTCACATCGCCTGGCGTCGGGACGCTCGGGAGCATCATCGACGTCGCCAGGCTGTACGGCGTGGCGGCTACTTCCAGCGGAAAGGAGTCATTCACGATGCCAGTATCCAGAGACGGATCACCGCACGCTTCCGCTGTTGTGGTCGCTGCGTCAGTGACTGTGGCGGAGCTGCAGAGCTCGTTCTACAACGGGCCCGCGGCAAACAGTTGGTGGTGGATCGAAGACATCTTCGTTGACCCACCCGAAGTGGTGGCAATCAACGACGAGGACGGCACCCTGCATCGGGTGCCGTTTGTCGTTGAAGGCGAAGAGATTACGTGGGGCGAGCCCCAGGAAGTGAAGCGCGAGTACGTCGCCGCTTCCTCCGGGCTCCGCGAACCCCTGGCCCACTGGGCCGACAAGGAATCTTCTCGGGCCGGCGCGCCAGAGAAGACCGTGGCCGCAACCTCGGGCACGAACACATCCGATACAGAAGGAGGCTCGACTGTGGCATTCACGGATGAGCAGATCAAGGAACTCCGCGAGGCCCTCGACCTCCCGGACACCGCAACCGAGCAGACGCTCTTCGATGCGCTGCTCGACAAGGCGACGGCCCCCGACAAGTCCGAGGACGAGTCGGAATCCAACACTCCAGTTGCAGCGTCGATCTCGAAGCTGAGCGAGGTCGCGAAGGCAAACGGACTCGTGCTGGTCGAGGCCAGTGGATACGAGGAGACCCGAGCAATGGCCGAGCGAGGCGCCAAGGCGCTCGATCGCCAGGAGAACGCCGACCGCGAGAAGTTGGTTTCCGAAGCCATCCACGCCGGCAAGATCCCGACCGCTCGAAAGGACCACTGGCTCAAGGCTCTCGAAGCCGATCCCGAAGGCGTAGCTGCATCGCTCGCAGCGCTCGCCCCGGGACTGATCCCGGTGTCCGAGGTTGGCCACAGCGTTGCCGCCTCGACCGAGACCGCCGAACTCGGCTGGTTCGGTGCATCTACCCCGAAGGAGGCTTGATTATGGCGAACGAAAACATCGGCGTGTACGAACCCGGAGCTGATATCTCCGGCCGCGCCAAGACTGCAGTCACCGGAAAGCGATTCCTCGCCATCGTCGGCAATCGTGACGGCGGGAACATCTCGGTCGGTCACGCAACGGCGGCCGGTCGCACCTGCGGCGTCTCGGACCGCGACACCGCAGCAGGCGATCTCGTGGGAATCAAGCGAGGCAAGGACCGCGTCACCTTCGTGACCGCCTCCGGACCCATCGCCGCCTTCGCCGAGGTGGAGGTCGGCGCCGCCGGCGTCGCAGTCACCAAGACATCGGGTGTAGCCGTGGGCTACGCCGTCACCGCTGCAGCGTCGGGTGCCGACGCTGAGATCAGCCTCTACTGAAAGGGGACGCATCATGCCTTCTCCCTCTCCCGTGGCGTACCCGCTCGGTGCGCCCACCCTCGTCGGCGGCGCCCTTACCGTCGACACCGCCCTGAAGCAGCCGCAGCGCATCACCAAGCGGCTCGCCGACATCACGCTTCAGAAGTTCATCGTGGACAAGATTTTCTCGTCCTCGGGTGTCTCTGTCGCGTCCGGAGCCGTGATCTACGACCAGGTCGTGGCGAACGAGCTCTACACCGCTCGTGACATCGAGCAGCGTGCGGCCGGCAACGAGTACCCGATCGTCGGCGGCGAGCGCCAGGACCCCAAGACCGCATCGGCCGAAGACTGGGGTGGCAAGTTCTTCATCACCGATCAGGCGAAGAGTCGAAACGATGTCGTGTACTTCGACAACCAGGTGACTCAGCTCGCCAACACGGTTGTGCGGAAGGTCAACGCGCGCGCAGTCGCAACTCTCGAGTCCGCCATCGCTGGTCTCAACGGCGCGGGCGTGGTTCCTGGCCACGACTGGTCGAACATCACCCTGTCGGGCAACGCGCCGACCCCCAACGCGGAGCGTCCCGGCGCCGACTTCGCCAAGGTTCAGCTTGCCGCCGACCGCGAGGAACTCGGCGTGGTCTACGACCTGTGGATCGTGAACCCGCAGGAGAAGGCGAACCTGGTCATCGCTTACGGCGAGGACTACGAAGCCATCCTCCGGGCATCCGGGATCGAGATCTTCGACTCCAATCGCGTTACCGCCGGAACCGCCTACGCCGTCGCGCGGGGCCAGGTCGGTTTCCTCGACTACGAAGTCGGCCTGACGACCGAGACGTGGCGAGAAGAGAAGACGCGCAAGAACTGGGTCCAGTCCTACGTCCAGCCGATCTTCGGAGTTACGAACCCGTACTCCATCAAGAAGGTCACCGGATTGGCGGGCTGAGATGACCGAGAAGACGATACGAGTTGCGGTATGGGAGTACCTCAACCACGAAGGTAAGCGACGGTTCGCCTACTTCGGTGACGTTGTCGATCTGCCCGATTCGGAGATCGAGCGCGGCGAGCAGGTCGAGGCGTTCGGCGCAGATTTGACACTCTCGGATCTCGCTGATCAGCCTGATCCTTCGACCAAAGCGGAAGTGCCTGCAGAACAGCCTGCCACTCCGGCGGAGCCTGGCGCGACAACCGCGGACACTCCACCGGCTGCCGACGTCAAGCTCGAGCGCCCGAAGAATGCGGCACCGAAACCGGAATGGGTCGAGTACGCAGCCTGGCGCGGTATCGACGGTGTCGAGGACATGAGCAAGGACGAGCTCGTCGCCGCAGTCAACACGCTCGACGCACAGTGAGATGAGGGGGCTTCATGGCATTCGCAACACCTGATGAGCTTGCGGCGCAATGGGGCCCCCTCGATTCGATCCAACGGGCGCGGGCGACCGCACTGTTGGACATGGCCGAGCGCATGCTGCGAAAGCATGTCGACTTCAGCGGAGCACAAGCAGGCGACGACCTGCTGAAGATCGCCAAGCAAGTGTCGATCGACATGGTGATCGACGCGCTGATTCCCGGGCAGCACCGAGGGAAGTCTTCATACTCACTGGCTGCCGGAAGTTTTCAGGAATCGGCTACCTTGCTCAACCCCTCGGCGACGCTGGTGTTCACCAAGGATCAGCGCGCTCTGTTCGACCTTCCGGGCGGTGCTTCGCCGCGGTGGTACTTCGGGGATGATCCCCAGTGACATTCTCTCTGACTCGTTCGGTGGAGCATGCCGCGTATGTCGCAGCTGGCGAAGACGAGCTGGGCAACGAAATCGCCAGCTACGCCTTGCCAGTCACGGTTCGCGTATTCGGCTGGGAGCCGCCGCGATCGGATGAGCCTGCCTTGGCCGGCCACGATCGCGTTGTCGTCGACTTGAGGCTGTATGCGCCACAGTCCATGGGCGCCAAGCCTGCTGACTACGTAATGGTTGGTGGCAAACGCTTCGAAGTGATCGGCTGGCCCGAGGATCCGAACGACAACGGCATCTGGAGCCCCGGTCTCGTGTCGGTCAATCTACGGAGAATCGAGGGTTGATGGCCAAGCGGATGAAGGTAACCCACGCCGAGGGTGTCGACATTCTCGGCGAGGTCGCGGTGAGTGTGGAAGAGGGTATTCTCCTCGTCTTCACCGACCAGACGAAGACTGTACTGATCAAGGCTTATAACCGCGAGGTGTGGGCCTTCGCCGAGTTCGTGGAGGTGGACGGTGAAGTTCGAGCCGAATGAACAAGCCTTCTTTCACATTCGCAGCGTGCTGGCGCGGCCATTGGTCGAATCGACCGCGGCGCGGATCGCCGGATCGTTCGGCGCCGGATACGGCTGGTCGTCCAGGCAGGGTCAGAAGCGCTGGCGCGCAAGCGTCTACCCGAAGACGTGGGCGGCTCGCATGGACAATGCCACGAACAACACGATGGTCCGAAGATTCGGGAGTGGATGATGGCCGACAACTGGGGCGAAGCCCCTCCGTCACAGGCGGTCATGGTCGCAGCGCTCAAAGCCGGACTGGCTGCCGAGGGCGACACCACGCACGTTGGAACGAAGGCGCCGAGAGACACGGAAAATCCGAGCGCTCGCCGGATCCGCGTCTCTCGCATCGCTGGTGGAAGTGAAACCTTCGCCACTGATTCGGCGCGGTTTCTGATTGAGTGTTGGGACCCTAGTGAATTGGCTGCCGAGCAGTTGGTGAACAAGGTGCGTCGGCTCCTGAAACAGTGCCGGGGGCAGCGGTTTGCCGGGGCGTTCATTCACGGATCCAAAGCGACCTCACTTCCCGTCAATTTTCCCGATCCCGGCACGTCGTCGGCCCGTTTTCAATTCACCGGCGAGCTGACCATCGGCTTGCTGTAACAGATTTCGCTCGACCCTCTGGCCCGGTGCAACGATGCCTGAGAGGGGCAAATCATGACTGTCAATGTCAACAACGCGTTCGTCGGCACTCCTCACATCGACGGAGGCGTGTTCTTCCGCGCCCCGGTGGGAACCGAACTTCCCACCGATGCACTGTCCGCACTCGATCCGCTGTTTCTCGATCACGGCGCTGTGGGTGAGGACGGTCTGACTGTCGCTCAGACCCGCGACAACACCGACATCAAGATGTTCGGCGGCAAGACGTTCATCAACGTCCAGACCAACTACGACGAGACGATCACCATCACGCTGCTCGAGGACGATCTTGTGGCAGTGCTCAAGACCTCGTTCGGTGATGCCAACGTCATCACGACTCCTGCGACCGCGACGCACGGTGTGCAGAAGACGATCTACCACACTGCCGATCCACTGCCGATCAGTTCCTTTGTCGTCGAGGCGATCTCCGGGAAGAAGACGAAGCGCTACGTCGTCGAGAACGGCCAGGTTGTCACGGTCGGTGAAGTGAAGGATGTTCACAACAACGTCACGAGCCGCACGCTGACCATCAAGACCTACGCGCCGACTTCGGTCGAGCTCAAGGGCGGAAACGTGGTCGAGTACCGCGACGACGGAGTCCTGACCCCTTAGTCGCCGTGCCGGGCCCAGCCACCTTGCCGAGCACGGCGCTACTCCCAGGAGGTAACTGATGACGTACGCCGAACAAACCTGGACTGACAACGATCCGTCCACCCCGCTGTCCGCTTCGCGACTTCGTCACATCGAAGAGGGCGTGAAGGGTGCCCACGATGCGATCGACGAACTGCCTGCGCCATTCTCTGGCGCGTACGGCGACCTTTCCGGCAAGCCGACCATTCCCACCTTGCCGGCGCTGGCGACAGCTGCCGAATTGCAGGCAGGAACAGTCACAACGTCGCGCTTGGTGAGTCCCAAGCTGATTCACGACGAGATTGCACGGCAGATCGCTGCCATCGCGCCGTAACGGCGCTGAACCCACCCGGCAGGGGTTGATTGACACCCCACTGCACCGGGCCGCCCTTGCCGGGTGGCCTCAAAGGCCCGGTCGCATATCTCCCATAAGAAACACAACGAAAGGCCTGGTGCAACATGCCTAAAGCTGCCGAGAAGGTCACTGTCGACCTGAAAGAGCGAACACTTTTCGTCGACGGAGTCGAGTTTCCTTGGCATATCTCGGAAGAGGGGCCACTTTTCGGCCCTCTCCTTGGCCCCGTTCGGGAAGTCACGATCACGCTTCTCGCGCATGACGTCGAAGTGATTCCGCAGTCCAACTAACCCTCCGAACTCCACGAAAGGCCTGGTGCAACATGGCAACCCATCGCATTACCTCCGCACACGCTGAAAAGTCCAAGCTCAAGATCGAATTCGAGACTGTCGATCCGGCCGACGAAAACGCCGAACCGATTCTTCACACTCTGAACGTGCCGAAGTGGCATTACCGGCCGAAAGCTGTTGTCCTCGAGTCCAAGAAGTGGCTCGAAAAGGAGAACGCAGACCGCAAGAAGTCCAAGGACGATGAAGTCACGGCGCTCGAGCTGATGATCTTCACGGTCGGACTCGTGCAGCCCGAATTGAAGCCGCTCGTCGACGGGCTCTCGATGGGGGAGCAGCACGAGATCTGGCAGGTCTGGTCGGGGGAGGTGCCGATCTCCGAGGGGGAATCGGAAGCCTCCTCAGACTCCTAGAAGACAGGAAAGCTGAGGGGGCCATACAGGCCGACCTGCTGGATAGAGGGCGGTCGCTCGAAGACTTGGGCGACACCCTCTCCTGGTGGGACCTGGCGTGCATCATCGAGAACTTGCCTGCGTCGTCGGCCTACTCGCGCTACCTGGATCCGGACGCTATCTACCGGACGCCGGAGAACATGATCGCCATTCTCGCCGCAGATGGCGCGCGCGGCACGAACGCGCTCTTCAAGCTCCTGGTCTCCGATCCGGCAAGTAAGCCAGAGCTGCCCAAGAAGTCCGGCGTCGTCATCGATGCACGCGCAGAGATCAAGAAACGTCAGGCCCAGTTCGCCGCACAGAAGGCGGCAGAGGCCGTGTGACAACTCAATAGTGGAGGTGCTCCGTGGCAACCGAACTCGGCGTTGGATACCTGTCGATCGTCCCGGAGACCTCCAAAGTCATCCCTGGTATCGACAAGGCGCTCACCGGTGCCCAGGCCAACGCCGACCGGGCCGGCCAGGGGATGGGCAGCAAGATCGCCGGTGGCATCGGCACCACACTCAAGTTCGGTGCCGCCACTGCAGGAGCTGCAGCCGCCGGCGTCATCGGTACGGCACTGACCCAGGGCATGGCCCGAGTCGTCGCGATCGACGATGCCAAGGGCAAACTCGCCGGACTCGGCCACACGGCCGAAGGCGTCACCACCATTATGGATTCCGCTTTGGCCTCCGTGAAGGGGACCGCCTTCGGCCTGGGCGATGCTGCCGGCATCGCAGCGTCGGCAGTCGCCGCGGGTATCAAGCCCGGCGAAGAACTGACGAAGTACCTCACCCTCACCGGTGACGCAGCAACCATTGCCGGATCCTCACTCGAGGAAATGGGCTCAATCTTCAACAAGGTCCAGACCTCCGGCAAGGCGTACACCGACAACCTGAATCAGCTTGCCGACCGCGGCATCCCGATCTTCCAATGGCTCCAGGACGAGTACGGCGTCACCGCTGAAGAACTGTCCAAGATGGTCAAGGAAGGCAAGGTCGACGCCGAGACCTTCAACAAGGTCATCCAGGAGAACATCGGCGGCGCCGCGCTCGAATCCGGCAAGACCCTTCGCGGTTCATTCGCGAATATGAAGGCCGCGCTCGGCCGCGCCGGTGCTGCAGTGATCGAGCCGTTCCTGCCGATGATGAAGGCAGGCCTCGGAAAGGTTATGGAGTTCACCGACAAGGTGACACCCCATCTGAAGGCCGGCGCCGAGAAGGCTGCCGCAGGACTGACCGACATGGGTCGCGCCTTCATGTCGTCGGGAGACTCCATCGAGGGTCCGGCGACGAAGATGGAACGCTTCGGCGTCAAAGCCCGCGAGGTCGTAGACGGCATCAAGGGCGTCTGGTCCATCCTGTCGAAGGGCGAGTTCGCAGGGTCCAAGATGACCTTCGGCCTCGAAGAGGACTCGAAGACTGTCGAAATCCTGTTCAAGATTCGCGAAGGCGCACAAGCACTCTGGGATGTCGTCAAGTCCCCTTCCGGTGAGAAATTCACAACCTTCCTCGAGACAGTCAAGGGCACCGGTGGCGAGGCTGCCAACTCAATGGGCAAGGTCGAGTCTGGAGCCAACACCCTCACTGGGGCGCTGAAGTCGATCGGCTCCGCTGCCGCCGGTGGCGCAACCGCCCTCGTTAGCCTGGGTGGAGACACTGCGACCGTCGCTGTAGCCGGCATAAAGGCCCTTGGCTCCGTAATGGGGTATTTCGCTGAACACACCGGTGTTGCGACAACAGTTTTGGCGGGATTCGCGGCTTCGGTTGCGATCGCTAAGACGGTCGAGACCGGATACCAGGCGGCGATGATCGCCCGCACGGTGATGATGCCTGCCCAGATGCTGATCCAGCGTCAGCAGACGGCAGCATTGGTCGCACACACAGCGATGATGCGCGCCAACATCATTGCCATCGGTGGCTCATTGCCTCCGGAACAGGCGAGCATCGCCTCGCGCGCCCGGTTGGCGATTACAACGAGACTGGCGACAGCAGCGACCGTTTCGTCGACGTCATCGCTCATGGCGTACGCAGCGGCTCAGCGAGCGGCTGCAGCGTCGTCAGGCCTGCTTGTCGGAGGTATGCGTCAGGCTGCCGCGAGCACCGCTGTAATGGGTGCGCGTGTGGCGGGCGCCGGATCGACGGCCATGAGCGGCCTCAAGTCCGGGTTGGGCAGTGCCGTCTCACTGCTCGGAGGTCCAGTTGCCGTCGGCGTCATGGCCGCCGGCGCCGCGGTTATGTACATGGGATCGAAGTTCTCTGACGCGAACGACAAGATCAAGAACTCCCAGAAGACGTACGCCGACTACGCAGTCAGTGTTCGCGATTCGAACGACGATCTGAAGAACGCCTTCAACAAGTCGAACGGCATCGCCGATTCCGGCGTGCTGAGCGTCGTCGAGGCCCAGATTAATTCAGCACGGACGGCGCAGAAGGAATTTGCAGACTCTGCTCCGGGTATCTGGGGTGGCATCGGGTCGTCGATCGCCACCGTTTGGGACAGTGTCGACGGCCGAATTGACGGCACAGCCATGAAGTCGTTCTCTACTGCAGAGGATCTCGGCAAGAAGGGCCGAGATGCGTCGGCAGCGTTCGACAAGCTGAACATGTCGACGTCCGACATCGCGAAGGTCCTTACCGGACCAAAGGATGCATACAAGGCGTTCACGGATCAGATTCTGCAGACCACCGAAGGCGGTGGGGCGCTGGTCGACATCTTCGACAAGCAGCGGAAGACTCTGGAGGACTTGAAGACTCCAGCGGGAGAATTCTCGGCGGCTGTGAAGGCCATCAATGACGGATCCGTGTCGGCAGCCTCGGGTGTCGACGCATTGAACTCGGCTCTCGCTCGTCAGCGTGGCGAGCAACTCTCTGTCGAAGATGCTCAGCAGCGGGTAAATGACACCTTGCGAGCATTCTCCGAGGCGGCGAGTGCTGCCGGTGGCAGCGTCATCAACGCGGCGGGTCAGATCGATACTGGAACGGCCGCGGGCTCACGGCTGTACAGCGAAATGAAGAATGTCGCCGGCGCGATGGACGAGGCTGGCAATGCGGCATATACGTCGGCCATCAAGCAGGGTCAGTCGCATGCTGACGCGGCCCAGGCTGC